CACTGTTGCCGAACATCTCGGCTATGCGCTGTTCCTCGGCGTTAAGCGCCGTCCCCTTGTCCTCGGGCCGCTTGCCGTCCATCCTGGACGGATCACCGATCACCGGCGCGGCCTTGCAGTATTCGGCGAAGCGTTCCAGCCCGCCTTCCTGGGCACACTGCGCCTTGTGATATTCGACGGTGGCCGGGGTGATCTTGCCCTCTGCCAGGGCCTTGTCGATGGCGGCGGTTATATCCTTGTCCTTGGCCTGTTTGTTCAAATCGGACAGGGAAGCCTCGGCATTGGTCGCCCGTGCCAGGGTCGCTTCGTAGTCCGCACGAGGCACGAACTTGTCCAACGACGGATTGGCAGCGGCGTTTGTCGCCGTGGCAAGGTCACCTTTGAGCTTGCCGATATGGGCCAGCGCCGCTTCGAATGTGGTGCCCTTCGGCAGCCCAAGCGCGGCCAACAATTCTTCCAAAGTCATACGATCCTCCTGCCCGTTCAGGGCCTGTAAAAAGAGATTCGGGCGGTTGGTCAGGCCCACCGACGTGAGCGCCACCACCCGCTTGGACGCCCGTTCGAAAACAAAGACGGGGCTGACGTACCGATAGGACCTGGACTCCACCGCGTTGCGCCCGGCCTCGGTCCACTCGACGCGGCCCCAGATCTGGCCGTCCCGGACATGCAGCTCCTGGATCCAGCCGACGGCCGGGGCCGGTTCTCCCTGGGGCGCTTTCAGTTCCGTGGCGTGCTCCAGGTCCACCGGAAGGTCCGTGCCACCGGCGGCGAACGCGCCTATCACGAGCTGCGGGCTGTCGTTGACCCACTCCCGGCCATCACGGCCGACTACCTGACCGGCCGGCACCAGCGGAATCCACTCCGGGGCCTGCCCGGAAACTTCCAGGACTTGGACGTTGATGCCCACTGCAGTCAGGGCCAAGGATGCGGAATTGAGCGCCTTAAGCATCCCGGACTCGAAACGACCGCCGTCGATGACGAGCACCTGGGCGCTGTTCACGCGTCATCCTCCAGCATTTCCTTGAGCGCCTGGGCCGCACGGAATTTGACCGCCGTCCTGGCCGGCACATCCATGGACACCCCGCGCGGGGTCTGGATAGACCGGGCCGCCAGCTGCTTGAGCTTGAGCTTCCCAAGACCGGGAAGATTCAGACTCTTGCCATCGCGGAGCGCACCCTGGCCGACGGCGGCCAAGGCATCCAGGACCCGCTCGCATGCCGCCCGACTCTCTTTGGAGGATGCGGACAGGGCCTCAACCAGTTCTTTTTTCTTCATCTGACCTCCATGCCCTGGACGGGCCCGATCATTGCCGGCTCGTTGGTGACGTCCAATACGCCACCCAGACCGGTCGAATTTCGCAAATTGCACTAGTGCAAAACTAGTCTAAACTCTCCGACCCTACCCAGCGTCCGGGACAGCGTCTGAAACGCCTTAGAAGGCGAATATGAGCCAAATTCGATTTTTTCGGGTATTTGGAGCAGCGCTCGGCGGTTCGTGTCGGTTCCATAAACGCGACAATGCCGCGATTCCGGGCGAATTTCTGAAGGTAGGGCGGGTGGTGCGGACAACTTTCGGGCGACCCAGAAGAACGGGCCGCCCTTATTTCGAAGAGTCTTATCCTGGGAGCACTTTCGAGAGTTTCTCCTGAAGGAGTTTGGGGTATTTGCTCATGTCTGGGGACCAGGCTTCCTTGCCCGGGTTGCCTTCAAAACCACGGTCCGGCATCAGCGGCCTGGCCGGCAGCGGACCATTCGGTCCGATCGGCTCGATCAGCTCTCCGAGGCCATTGCCCTCCATGACATCGAGGCCGCGATCACGAACCTGACGATCGCTTAAGGTCTTGACCTTGCATCTGCAGCGGAACCCATTCGGCGGATAGAAGGTGTCCCAGAAATGACTGTCGTGGCGATAAACGCGACCGTGCAGCGCCCGGTGCGTCGGCCTGGTTCGGGAGTCGTTGACCGCGCTGTATTGCCAGTAGGGCCTGGCCTTGGCCACGGCCTGCTGCTGCTTGTATCGACCCACGTTGTAGGCCGTCTGGACGTTGGTGCGAAAGATATTGTCCACGCGCCAGGCACGGACCCCTGTCCATCCGTTCTCCTCCCAGATGGGCGCGAGAGCCTTCTTCCAGGCGCCGAAACTCACACCCGCCGCCATGGCCTTTTCGATGGCCTCGAATATCTCCTGAAGCATATCAGCCCGCGCCAGGCGCGAGACCGTGAATGCCCGCACCCTGTACTGCTCGGCCAGCCGATAGAATTCCCGGGGCGACAGCTGGACTTTGCCGCGCCAGTACTCCAGGGCCTCGGCCATGGGCAGCGGCCGCAACGGTGCGTCGACGTCTGCATATGCGTTGACGGCCTTTGACCTACGCTTCATCCTCGCCCCCGGCCTGGCTGCGGCCCCACAAATCAGCGACAACCATGGCGCGATGCACGCTGTCCTGCAGGCCGCCATCGGCTTCACGGTCCATGTACTCGGCGAGCATGACGCGCAGCTCCTCAAACGACCTGGCCTTCCGGATCAGCTCGTCAATTTCCTGGCCCTCAAGATCCAAAGCGGCGGCGCCCTCGGGCACGATCCCGGCCACCAGGTCTTCCAGTGCCTGCTGGTCCGGGGTGAACTGTGCCCGTGCTTTCGTGCGGTTCATCGCCGGGGCGAACATGTCTCCGAGATGCTGGGGCTGCAGACATTCCGCATCCTTGGCCGGATCCGAAAACCCCAGCTTGTCCCGGACCTCGGACGCCTCGACCCGCAAGCCCAGAGGCACCAGCTTGGCCAGCGCCTCGCTCAGCACGGTCACATCCGCCGACTCGGGTTCACGCAGACACACCTTTGGGTATGCCTTCTGCGGACCATGATTCAGCACAATATACGGGATGACCAGGTCGCGCTGGAGGGTCTCGGCCAGCTGGTCAGCGTCCGCGTCCCGGAGATCCTTGCGCACCTCGTTATGCACCTGCGCCTGGGCCAGGCTTGATCCGTTGTCGATGGTCATGGTCTGGCCAAGCACGGCCTTGCTGACCTGGGCGTCCATCCAGTTGCCCAGACGCTCGAACAGATCCGCACCTGCCGTGCTGTTGGCCAGCTCCTGGAATTCGATCTGCATCCCTTCCGGGATCACGGCGGCCGCATCGATGCCCAGGTTAGCCACGGCAGCCTTCAGGATGTCTATGTTCGCCTGCGGCTCCCCTGGTCTGTACTTCCCGAGGCGCAAGGGCATGCCAAACACTTCGGCAAAAGCCATCCAGTCCTTGATACCGAAGCTTTTGAACATCCAGGACCAGGCGACGACGCGAGCCAGGCCGCCCCGGATCGGGATGCCGCTCTTGAGCTGGGGCACGTGCCGGATGAATTTGTACGGCTCCAGGGGGATGCCGTTCATCATGTCCGCTTCGTCACGCAGCCGGATTTCCGTACGAGACTCCATGTCAAACTGAAAAAATCGCGGGTCGCGCCATTCATAGCGGGCAGGTTTCCAAGGAGTGGACGACCTGTCCCAGATGATTTCCACCACGGAGTAGCCTTTGCCAAGGCCGTCCAGGCAATGTTCCATCATGCTTTTTGTGCTGCGTCTGAACAGCCCACGGATTTCGTCGGCAAGCTGGACGTCCTGGGGGTCGTCCGTGGCGGCCTCGACCACCACGGGCAGGCCGGACACCGCTCGCTTCCGTGTGCCCAACACGCTCGCATAGTGCCCGTCACGTTCCTCCATCTCTTCTGCCAAAGACAGATACGCAGTATGGTCACCTTCGGCGGCGTCTCTGAGAAGGCTGGCCAGCCCACCAGGTGTGAGGCCGGATGCCACCTGGGCGAAGTTCCAAAGCGACCGGACCCCGGTCAAACCAGGGGCCGCGATTTCCTTGTCCAGCATGTTCTTGCGAACCGGATTGCCGTATTGGTCCAGGATCATAACAGTTTCCCTCTCGTTCTCATTGTGTTCTCCCGTCGTACGGGCTGATAGGCGTATTCAACCGGTCCGCCATCGAGCTTTACGGCATGCACAAGCATCGCCCCGGCAATGGCCGCGTCGCCGTGGCGTTTGCCCCCCTGGTCCTGGGTCCGCGCATCGGGAACGCGGGCCACGCCGCGTACAACCTTGAGCGCCCTGTAATCGTCGAGAATCAGGCTGTCTTTGGGCATGCTCCAGGTGCGGTCTTCAAACTGGGCTTTGAGCTTGGGCATGTTTTCCCGGTACCACGTCTCGGACAGCATCACTTCCTCGATACGGCTCGCTCCATAGGCCTGGCGCGTCTCTTCGGCCAGCGCCTGACCATTTCCACGCGCGTCCATTGCCGCCCGACTGAAGCGGGGCAAGCGATCCAGGATGTAAAAGAGGATCTGGCGCTGGGTCCTGAATGGGCAGTCGCGCAGCTCCAGCACGAACAATGTCTTGAGGTCCAGGTTTGCGGCTTCCTGGGCGGGATGCAGCACCGACAGGTCTCCGGAGCGGCCGAAGTCCTGGCCCAGATAGCTGCGCAGGCCAGGGTCGGCTGCGGCCAGGAGCGGATCCAGGTGCTCCTCGCACCAGTCCCGCGTCTCGCGCATGGCGCGGTCCAGCGGCCAGTCCACAAAATCTTTCGCGGGCGGCTCCCATCGAATGGCCGGTATTGCCGGGTCCATCACGGACTCGATCATGTTCCTGGTCAGATACGTTCCCGTCCCGGACGATGGGATGCAAAAGAGCTCTTCGTCAGCGTCTTCGGCGTAGGATTTTACGATCTTGGAACGCCAGGCGTCTTCGGCCTCCTGAGACCATTCCTCCCCGCGTACCAAACAGATCCGGCGGAAGAGGCCGTCGTTCAAGGCGTCATCAAAATCGATGCGATGCACAGAGTACGGAAGCTTTCCGGACCTGCAATCCTGGATCAGCGTGTTGAAATAGTTGTTGTCGCCGAAGTGCGTGCTGATGACTACGACCTGGCCGCCCCACATCAGGAGTGCCAAGGCCGCCTTCATGAGACCGGGAAGATCGTCATGGAAAGCAGCTTCGTCGATGACCACCCGGCCCTGGCGACCGCGCAAGTTTGTCGGCCTGGAAGAAAGCGCTACGATCTCATGACCGGACTTGAAGGTAATGCGGAAGGCCGAGATATTCTTCTCTGGATCCGGGTCATCGAATATGAATTCTTCAATCTCCGTGCAGACCTTGTTGTAGGAATTGGCCCACCAGGCGCAGGTCTGGATGTACTCTCGGGTCATCTCCTGGTTGTAGCCGATGTACAAAACGTCCATGCCGTCCCGGCCCTCGGTGGCAGCGACCAGCACGTCGTCTGCAGCCTCGCCCCATGTAAGACCGATTCGGCGGGACTTCTCCCCAATCTTGACTTCGGCTTTGTCCGCGACCCAAGTCTGCTGATACGGCAGTAGCACCGGCGGCGCGGATTCGTGTTCTCCGAAAGAGAAGAGTTTTGCGTCAGGGAGTTGGATGCTCATTTGATCCCCAGGATCTGACGGCGGATTTCGTTCGCACTTTCCAGGGTGAGGCCCTTGGCCTTGGGCGCGGTAGCATCCTTCGGCTTCAGCAGGGCCACGTACTCCATGGCCTGCCTCAGATCCTTCACGGCCTTGAAGTCGACCTGCCCAGGATCAGCCAGAATCATGGAGAGCTTCAGCATCACGGCTTCCTCCAGTGCCGCCGGGATGTCTGTGACGGTCCGGATCTCCGAGGAAGACGTGGCCTGTTCCAGGATCTTGCCTGCGCGGGCAGCTTCCTGCTGTTTCATGGCAAGACTTTCCAGCGCAGAAACGGCAAAGGACAACTGCGAAGTTTCCATGCCGCTCTTGGCTCCGATCAGACTATCCAGAACCTTCTTGCGACCCAAAATGGTGTTGACCCGGATGTCGCTTTCGGCCTGGGCGATCTCTATGCGCTTCTCACGCCAACCAAACTTATCCGCCCACGCCTTAAGCGTCGTGGCCGAAACTCCAGTCAGTTCGGCCACGCGGTCAAAAGAGAAGCGGTCAACGCAGTAGAGTTCCTGCGCCTGCCACACGGTTTCAGGTGGATGTTCCTTGCCCATATGCTTACCCGTCCAGTTCGCGCGTGAGGATGGCGATCTTGCGATCCAGGCCCGCCAGCTCGTCAAGCGTCTCCTTCATGGATAGCGCCAGGCTCAAGACATGGTCACCGTCGACCTCATGCGCTTCGTTCACCACGGGCAGGGCCGCGCGGATGGAATCCCGCAGGGCCTGTACCTCGGCCGCCACCAGCTTGCGCCGGGACCGCAGGTCTTCACGATGTCCAATGTTCTCGCGTCGTTCACTCATTTCGTTCGCGCCTCCACGATTGTGATGAGCCGCTCAACGGCCCTCGTGTTGTTGACCACCAAGGTCTGCAGGGCATCGGCCATGCGCTCGTAATCCTTCACCAGTTCCACGTTGTCGTTGTAGAACCTCACGGCCTCGGCGTGCTCCTTGCCCAGCTCCTTGCAAACGGACTGGGTGTCGACACGGTAGGCCTCCAGGATCTTGCTCGTGTTGTTCCGGTACGCGTCCAGAATGCGCGTGGTGTCTGTGCGGAACTCCTGCTGCATCATCGCCATGCGCGTGTTCCGGATGTGATCAAGGACAAGCACGGTCACAAGCACCAGGGCCGGGGCGGCCAGTGCCAGGGCAACAAGGCCGGGCACACCCAGGCCGGAAAGAACAGCGGCGATGGTCTGCATCGCGCTGATCAAGGTCTGGATTTCTTGGGGGTTCATTCACACTCCTTGTTCACGATAAATGAGAATTGCGGTCCTGTTCTTCCTGACACGCAGCACACAGTCTGCACCCCGGAACCGCCTGCCGCCTGCGCTCCGGAATGTCTTCGTCGCATTCGGCGCATTTGAAAAAGCTGGTGAATCCTGGGTTCCCAACAGTTCCGACATTGCCCAAGGCCTCGGCCTGAAACAGTCGCTCCGGTTTCTGGGCCATATCCGCTTCGTCACTCACTGGCCGCTCCCAGCCTGTGCCCGGTAGCAATCAATGGTTGCTTCGAGCCCATGGATGTAGGCCCGGAAAACATCGTCGCGCTCCAGCAGCGCCTCGACATTCACCGGATGATCAAAAGGCAGGGCGCCATTTATGAACGGGAGCGCCGGCCGGAATGGCCCTGGGCACTCGGCCATCAACACGATCACCGGTGCCGTTGGTGTCGGCGATTGGCGGGCGGCGCACCCCAGGCTACCAAGGGCGATTGAGACGAGCAGCAGCACGATGGCGCGTATCATCATCGATGACCTCCCTGGTTTCAGTGACCGTTCGCTCTCGGGGCCTGGCCGCTGACAGAATTTGCTTGCGCTCCGAAGCGTCGGCATGGGCCCTGGCTTCCCGCGCGATGGCAGCCTGGGCCGTCGCCTTCATGGACATGGTTGCGGCCTGGGCCAGTTTCGCTACGTCGGCCCAACGCGCGGCCTCTGCCAAGGCCGTGGCCAGCTCGGATCGGGTGACTGTATGTGCGGCCTGTTCAGTCTGGATCCGGCGCGCGGCATCCGCCCGCACGGCATCAAGGCGCAGGCCTTGCACATGGACCCACGCAAGACTGGCCAGCAGCAAGGCCGTGAGCCCCGCCACCAGCCAGGTCTTTTTCCCCCAGACCCACGAGGCCAGTGTCAGTGTCTTACTCAGCATCACAGCCTCCAGAACCCCAGCCTGCGGCCCGGTACATCGGCGTCAGAGTGTGCAGTATCCGAGTTGGATAGGAGCGATTTTCGCGGAAGTTGGCGGGAGAGCGGCCACTGTTGACGATGGCCACATGAGACCAGACACGCGGATCCAGACCTTGAGAAGCGGCCAAGGACTGGTCACGCTGCAACCAGCCCAGGCCGCCATTGTATGAGGACAGCGTCATCGCCCAACGATCACAGTCCGAGTATGCCGTGCGGATCCGCTTCCAAAGCCAGCGGTCGTATGTGACCATCGCCCGGATCGACCAGGACGGCGAAAAAGGCAGCGGCTCTCCTGTTTCCGGGGCGACCTCCGGCAGCCACCGGGCTGTCCTGGGCATGAACTGGGCAAGGCCCTGTGCCCCGGCGGGAGAAACCGCCCGCTCGTTCCATCTGGATTCCTGATGGATCTGGGCTGCAAATGTGGCTACGGGTGCATCGAGGCCCCAGACCATGCGGGCTTCTCGGATCAAATGATTCCGATGCTGCAGGGCCTGACGTGGAATCTCGGCAGCTCGCGCGAAGGTCGAAGAGATCAGCCCCCAGGCCATGGCACACAAAACCAGGGTCAGGATCAGTTCCCAATTCCAACGCTTCACAACCCCATCCCCACGGCCAGCATGCCCAGGACAAAAGCCAACACTGCGCAAATCAGGCATGTGCAAAAGACGCCCTCGTAGCCGTCGGCAACCTCGAAGTCCGCCTTGCCGTCAACATCGGCGTCAGGGTCGCTGCGCCAGTCTTTGACCAGGTAGCGGGAGGGGTTGGCGTACGGCACCAGGGCAAGCCAAACGCAGCAGCCGACAAGACCGCCAAGCGGTGCCAACAACAGCTTGTAGGCCACGACAGGGATCTGCTGGGGGCTGGCGACTAGCAGCGCCACAAAGAGAACCGCGACCAGCAGAACGCAGTACACGATCTGAAACTTGGTACTGCCCAGGAGCTTTTCGACGCCCTGAACAGCAGCGGCCAGAATCTTTCGGAACATAAAGCCTCCGGTTCTTTATAACCCCGCCGGGACCATCCCGGCGGGGTGTCTCAAAGGAGATGTGGTCGTCGGCTAAACGACCTGTTCAGGAGACAGAATGCTGGAAATTAGAGGTAGGAGCAGGAGGCGGTGCGTATGGTGCGGGGTCTTTTAGACTAGTTTAGACGTTGGGATTAGGGAAAAAAAAAGCCCCGCGTTGGGGGCTTGGGCAGTATTCTTACTCCGCTGTCTTTTTATTCGCTCGCTCGCGCCTGGGGAAGTAGGTTTCGAGCGGGATCGTCGGCTCTGCATGCATGGGCGTGCTAGGGTGAAACATAGGGCTGACATTAGACGGGGTATCAAGACGGTGCATCCGAATCTCCCAGCCTCCATCAGCCTTCACTTCAACCGCATACTTTCCCGTTTCTTGGAAATCAGCGAAGACGGTTTCACTTTTCGATCCGATGAAGTTTGCCATGTGCACACTGTCGAGAATGTTACCCGCGAGGAAGTGCGCGACCACGATACAATTGCTCTGCCCATCGTGCCACACTGTTGCCTGATATTTTCCGGCTTCGACATACACCACTTGGACGCTTGTCCCGCGACCGCTGCACAACGCGCCCTTCGATGCGGCATGCGCTGGCGCAGCGACAAAAAACATTAGAGCCATGAGCATTAATGCGCTTTTCACTCGTCACCTCGCTTCGTAAAAGAGGAATCTTCATAGCCCGCAACGGAACATCTTTTCAAGCAAATTTCATGGCTCAATCACACGGTGGTCGATCATTCGTCAAAGTCCTCCATGGCAGCCTTAACATCCGCCGCCCTCACCCGCACCGGCTTTTCGCGCAGGGCCACCAGCTTGCCCTCGGCCACCATGTTGTAGACTTGGCGCTCGCTCACGTTCAGGCAGTAGGCCGCTTCGTCAACTCGCAACGTGTGACGCTTGGAAACCAACTCCTGGGGCGACAGCATGAACGGCTCATTGACCGGCGGATAATTGATTGGAAGAGCTGGCGGAAATCCCGAAGGCCGTACCAGGCTGCAAACGCGCTCACAAGAGATGCAGCAAAAAATGTCGCCCCGTGTGAACCAGTGGGGGCGCTTATGAGGCTTGCCGTTGACGTGTGGGCAACTCAGCCGGTCATAGACCTCCGGCTTGGGCTCGGCGTCATACGGACGCCAGCCGTCATTTACCAGCCGGACTACGTGCTTGATCAAATTTTTGGACATTGCTCACCTCGTTTTTGCCAGAAACTCCTGTACTGCTTGGGCCTCGCGGCCCGTCTGGATGCGGCATCCTCGGCAGCCCCTGCGATCCGGCCTGCGGCACTTGGAGCACTTCGCCGCCAGGAGTACCTCGGCCAGTTCCTCGGCGTCTGGCAACTGCCATTGGGCCTGTGCCTCTGCTTCCGAGACACCTTCCAGCGCCGTTCTGATGACCACCATCTGCCGGGCCATGTTGCCAGGGTAGCGGTCGCCAAGCACCTGGTAGACCGTTGACCTGGTCAGTTCTGGATTGCGCTTCAGAAACGCATGGATCGATCCGTGCCGGGCCACCACAGCCTGGCGCAAGGCGTGTCCTGGGGCGTCACCCATTCTGGACTACCTGTTTCAGGTCGAAGGCATGCTCACGCTTCTGCAGGTCAGACAGCAGGGCGGAAATCTTCTTCTCGTCATGCAGCCACGCGAACGACTCGACGCCGAACCCGCGTTTCACCCTGGTTTCCAGGCTGCTCATGGAGTAGCCAAGCTTCTTCCAGATGGCCAAAATGGCCCGCTTCTGGTCGGCGTGTCGATCGTCATCGCGGACCTCTATGAAGTCCGGGCGGGCCTTGGCTGTCACTTTCGTGTTGCTGTAGGTCTTGCCCGGCGTGGTGAAGACCGCGCCCATCTCCGCCAGGATCTGCACTAGGCTGGAGAGCTGGGCGAAGCTCAGCTTGGAGGCGCTGGCTACCCGAAATTTGTTGTGCAGCAGCTCGCGGTACGCCTCTTCGGTCATGTCCGGGAGTTGCTTCCTGGCGATGGCTATCTTGGCGTACAGGGGCTTGCGGTCAGCGGCCATGGGGATCCTCTCTGAATACGTTAAGTTCTTTCGGCTGCTCATCAGGCCCGGGCCACCACGCCAGGGCGACCTCCCTCAGGAGGTTTCGCTTATCGTCTGCTGGCCGTCCCGTACTCCTCAAGTGGCATGTCTTGGCCCTTTCGGACGGCAGACCAACATTCCGGGCAGCGCCGCCAGTAGCCGGCAGGCATGGGCTGGCCACAATCTGCGCAGCATCGCCCCGAGGGCTGCGCGGAGCGCAAAGAAAGCCGCTCGGGGCGAGGCGAGCGCTTCAGCTTTGCAACAGACCTGGTGCTTGATTTCTCCGCCATGATCTCGGCTCTGACCTGTTCGACCCACGCCATTGTTGGCTCAAATTCGATCCCCCAGACCTTCCGCATGGCCGAGTGGATGACCACCGCCTTGCAGCGGCCCTCAGATGCCAGCCTGATCATGTACATGGCAGAATGAGCCGTCTTGTTCATTTGCACATAGGGCATCCGTGGCCCACGAGGGCCCCGTAGCCTGCCGTCAATACTCAGCTCATACCCGGCATTCTCGGGAAGCGGTCTCCAGTTCATGGCCGTTCCTCCCTTGCGACAATGTCTTCCACCGGAATGTACCGCGTTCCACCGTACAAGGTGACAGGGACGACCCAGCGCCCGTCATGGGCCATGACAGCCGGAGCCACCGTGAAACCTCCCTCGACCCTGTTCACGCCGTCTTTCTCGAATCGCACGCTGACGCGGGTTCCGCGAGGGATGCGTGGGTCCTTGGCAGGCTCCGGCATGTTCCCCAGGGCCAACCCCACGACCAGGTCAACAAGCCTGACCCTGTCCAGGAAAATCGGACTACCGTTCGGCCCGTCATGCCATCTGCGATCGATGCGAACTCGGAATGAACCCTCAGGGCCGCCGTGGATATGGCCTTCGGCGACCTCGATACGGGCGCGGCGTGTGTCGATTCTGACACTAAACGAGGCTATGAATTTACGCTTATCCATGGCTCAACTCGGCACCCGCTGCCTCCGCAGCCAATAAATCACACCGGGCCAGCAGTTCCTTGTTCTGAACCGTCAGGATCTGCCGGTGGCGTTCGCTCTCCGCCAGCTCGCCGCCGAGTCCGCGCAGCTGCTCTTCCTGATTGTTCAAGGTGCAAAGCGCCGAACGCAGGTAGGCGTCTTGTTCTTCCAGCCTGTCGGCGATCTCGCGAAGAACCCTGTGGCTGAGGGGCTGCTTGTTGGCCCTGATCAGATTCACCATGTCAGTCGTTGTCATGCTTCACCTCGCTGAACGGCCCCGTCGCATGTGTGCTTGCGACCGGCGACGTAATTCCGCTCGTCGAACCGGCACTCAAGCCGCCCAGAGGCCTCTCGAACCTTTGAATGACGGCACTGTTCGCACGTCACTTCGCCCTTGCGCGCCTTGCGATAGCTCGCGTTCATGATTCCTCCTTGTTGATCCCCAGCTTCTTCCGCCAGTCCTTGAGCCCCTCGGCCAAAGGAACCACATGCTCGTCTCGCTCCGGATCCCGCCGCCGTTGCTGCGGCTGGGGTCCAAGCGGCCTGCGCCTGGCCTCTTCTTCGCGCCTGACGTTGCCCTGGTGCCAAGCCTTTTCGGCCAGCTCATAGACCACGGCCCTAAGATAGTTGTGCGCCTCCAGAGGCCGATCCAGCTTGCCCTGGGCGTCACGGTCCAGGAGGAGCTTGATGGCCTGTACCCAAAATTCTGGGCGGGATGGCACCAGCCTGCCGCCTTTCCACTGGATCTCCGGCTCGGCCACCAGCTCCGCCAGTTCGGCCACGATCCGGCCAGCCCGCTCCCAGGTCAGCACCCTGGAACTGCCCGGCTTGCGCCACAGGCCCAAGTACGACCAGGTCAGGCGCGGCAGTTCGCCGGGCAGGCTGGCCACGGCCAGCTGCACGCTCTTGGCGTCGTCGGCCGTCAGGAAAATTTCTAAGGGGCCGTAGGTGCCGCAGTGGGGGCAGGTGGCTTTCATGCCAATCCCTTGTGGGTTCGGTCCCAAGCCCGGTTCGCAGCCTCCCATTTGTCGGACAACTCCTTGTATTTGCGCCAATCCTGCGGCAGGGAGCACTCGGCCATCTCCGCCTGAAGGGCGTCCATCTTGATACCAAGTTCTTTGAACTTCCTGTTGGCCTCAATCCAGGACAATTCGCGGACCAACCGTTCCTCACCGTTAAAACAAAATATCCCGCTCTTTTTGATGAACTCGATAAGGTCTTGCTTGGAGAATGACTCCAGGGTTCTGGGTGCGCTCATCCTGCCCTCTCCACCGTGAGAATTGCGGCATCATCGAGCAGGACAAAGGCCTCTTCATCGTGCTCTGTTTCCTCGACACCCATGACCAAATGCTGAACGTACCTGGTCAATTCGTCCCCGGAAACGGCTTCAAGGGTTGACACTTTGAGCAGTACGGTTGTCATGCCGCCACCTGCCTCTTTGCTTCTTTCAGGCGCTGCTTGGCCTCGCGGACCAACGATCGGAACTCAATCATGAGTTCGTCCAATTGATCAAATGCGTCTCCGTATTCCTTGTTTTCTTGTGCCATCCACGGGGCAGCCCAATGCAGATCGTTGCCGCATTCGGTGACTTCTTTTGACTTCTGTTCGACCTCTGCGAGTAGCCAGCTCAAGACTTCTTCAGCTTCGCACATAAGCTCATCTTCTCCTCGATCCGCGCCCAGCTCCATCCACCGCGCCGGGTTGGGTCGGTGATGTTTTTCCCGCAATAGCTAGTGTCGCGGCCTCTCCGGTCTTTTTGTCTGATCCAGGCAGCGCAATGATCCGCGCAAAAGGACCGTGGTACTTCGTCAATGGAGGGTATTCCGGCAGCATCTCGGTGATCAGGCATTCGATCCCGTCCACGTAGATTGTCTGCCGCACTAGGACGAGATCCATCATGCTTCAGCATCCTTCACTCCGAGGGCGGCGAGATCGTCGGCGGTAAGCGTGCGCGGCACGTAGGTGCCGAGCAGGCACTTCGGGCAGATCCAATCCGGACCGCATTCCTGGTCGCGCGGCACGAACTCGTCCGCATCGCCCCGATACTCGCAAAACCCGCAATTGATCTGCATTTGCGCCTCCTTGCTGCTCGTCAGGCCCTGGCCACAACGCCAGGGCGACGGTCCCGCAGGACCGTTTCGCATGGATTTATCCGACCTTGGCCAGCGCAGGCTTCACGGCCTCGGCCCCGCCTTGCGGTACTTCGTCCTTCTTGATCTCGATAAAGAAGGTGTCCGACTGCTGGCGCTTGACGCCCACGGTCTCCAAGCGCTCGTCTGGCCATCCCATCATGACTTCCTTGTTCGGCTCTTCCTTGACCCGGATCGCGTCCTTGAAGCCGAACTGATGGAGCTTTTCGAGGGTCATTTCCGCCGTTACGCCCTTGATCTGAACCAGCTTGGTGGACAGGCGGAAGCCGATCGTCCCGAACCCCAGATCCACGCTCTTGAGTTTGCCCAGCAGCTCCTGGCGGTTCAGCTTGGCGTACACCGCCAGCGCGTCGGCCAGGGCCTTGCGGCGGGCCAGCATGGGCGCGGCGGCCTGGGCGGCCTTCTTCTTCGCCAGGTCAATGGCTTCCTGCATCTGGGTCTCGACCGCGCCGATCTTGCGATCCAGGGCGGCCATCTCGGCCAGCGCACCTTCGGCCTGGGCACGGTCGACGATGACGTGCGGATCCGGCTTAATTCTGGCCATGAGCGACCTCCTTGGCATGGCTGCATCCTTCGCACTCACCGGAGCAATCCTGCTGCACCAACGTGGCCAGCGATATGAGCAGACCCCGCTTGATGCCCTGCAATTTCACCTCGTCAATTTCCTTCCCGGCCTTCTGCTCCGGCTCCGGCTTGGGGACCACCAGGCTCCGTTCCAGCTCCTCGGCAGTGTCCGCAGCCGCGATCAGATTCGACTTGATGAGCCGCAGAACCGCCGCCTGTTCCGGGTCCACCTGGTGCATGAGCGCGCCCAGCGCGATCGCGTTCGTCCGAATTTCCTGACTTACCATAACATCCTCCAATTGTGAGATTATCTTCCCCAGATCGCCCAGCCGATCGCCACACCCAGAAGCAACATGAATATCGCCAACCCGCATGGCCACGTCATGGTATTGCCTCCTCAAGTTCTTTCAGAGCTACCGTCACCTGCTCCATGCGCACGAGCACTGCGGCCAGGGCGTTTCGCACTCGGATAGCCTTCAGCTTCTCGGCCTTGGTCGAATCTTCAGGCATCAACACCGGATCGTTCACCAGCTGCACACGGCCGTCTTCCAGACGTCTGACCACCTCGTGGCCCTCCAACATCGTGGTCCACTGACGGGCATAGCAACGGCTTGCGCCGGTCAATTCCATCAGGTCCTCAATGCTGACCACGCGCCGGGCACGCAGGATGGACCACATCTTCTGCCGCATCTGCACTGGCTCCTTGCGAGCCGCCCAGCGGTACTCGCCCTCGGAAACCCTGGCCGCCTCTCCGGAACGCAGCAGGTCGCGCATCACCGCCTGCACCATGGGCCGGACCTTGCGCCCTGCCACCTGCTCCGGGTTGGCAGCGATGACTGCCGTTACCAGTTCGGCCACGGACGCCCGGCCCTTGGCCTGCAACAACTCACGCACGATGTTTGCGAAACTTCCTTTTCTTCCAGCCATGTTACGCCCCCTTCAGTGCTTGCTTGGCCGCGATGGTCGCCATCTCGGCGTTGACGGACTTCGTGCCCTTGCCCTGGCACATCTGCACCAGCGCCAGCACGTCGCGGCGCACCAGCCTGAAGTCGCCGCCGGAGGACTTGGCCAGGATTCCCGCAGCCGGCTTGTCCAGCTGCAGGCCTGCCACGTCAGCCGCGTAGAACACGATGTCCGTGGCGCTGATCGGCTCGAACTCCACCTGCTGAAACACGCGGCTCCACACCCTGCGCTCGGCCTGCAGGTAGGGGATCAGCTCCACCTCGCCCACGAACACGATCGGCGACCCGGAGAGGTCCGTCAGATCCCGGATGAACCCCAGGAACTTCGGCGGCATCTTCTCCATCTCATCCAAAATGATCGCCCTGGGCTCCGTGATGAGCTTGTCCAGCACGGCCTGGAACGCCGTCGCCTTGCGCCTGGGCGGCGTCAGCACGCCGAGTTCTCGGGCCAGGGCGCACAAAAAATCCAGCTCGCTCGTGGTCCAGATGGACAGGACGCGCATGTACACGCAGGCGTTGCCCGCCGCGTACCACTGGGACGTTCGGGTTTTGCCCCGTCCGGCCTGGCCGTAGACGAGGCCGAAACGGCCTTCGCCCTCGGCCAGATCCAGGCCGTTCATGAGCACCTCAAAGTTGCGGACATTCCGCGTCTTGACAAAGGCCGGGTTCAACTTCATCGTTGTGGCTCCTGGGTTTTGCGGGGTTCGCGTTCACGGCGCGGCCCCATTTTTTTATGGACGCGCCTCGGCTGCCGTAGCGGGCCGGGCGTACATGAGCGCCAGTTTCATCCGAAATTCTTCAAAATATTCCGCAAGCTGCGTGTATTTTGGCGTCTGCTCGAAGTAGCGCGCAAACGCCGCGTGCTCTGCCGGGATCAACATGCCCTGGGCTTCTGCCTCCAGGATCAGCTCGTACTTGTTTTCCTCTGGGTACGTGCCGCGCACATCCATCCAAAACTGCTCTGCCTCGCTGATGGAATAGGGCTGGAAGTCATCTTCCGAGTCCGTATTGAGGCCTGGCTGTTCGGCATTCAGTTCCTCAAGTTCGCTCATTCGCTCCGCCCATTCGGCATCGGTCATGTCTGCTGAAGGTGCGGGCTTTGGTGACGGGGCCATCGGCAAGGAGGCCTGCTCTTTGGCTGCCGGCGCTGCTCCAACAAGACCGAGGCGCTCCATATTCGCCTGATAGCCGGGCAGTATCTCGCCTTGCAGCAGTTCCATGGCCTTGGCTCCGGCCATCTTCTCGGCGTGTTTGCGCATCTCCAGGCTCAGCTTCAGCAGCTTCTGATCGTCTTCCGTGCCAAGGATCCGCGCGGCGGCATTGACCTTGCCCTTCAGACCAGCGGTGCAGAGGTGGTTCCAGTCTTCGTCATAGACTTCCACACAGGTCAGATCCTGCGGGTCGAAGCGCACAAACACGTCGTGTTTGCGGCCGTACAGGCGTTGGTCGAAATAGATGATGGGGTCTGTGGATCCGATCAGATTGCCGGGAAGCGTGACTTGGCAGCGGTCCGCGTGACGCTTGCGGGTTTCCAGCATGCATTCGCGCAGAGTGAGCAGATGGGCTTCGGACAGGCCATCGCCGCGACCAGCCTCGAACACTTCTCTGGGCGTGCGCCCCTGCAGGTGCCCGCGCTCCTGTGGCGTGTTTGCGTGGTAATCCAACCACGCCGCGATGGCCTGGTGCGTCTCGGTCAGGGTCAATGGCCGCGTGCCGCTCTCCGCCTGGATCCGGCGATGCATGAACTCGCCGCGCTTTTGGTAAGCGGGCTTCATTTCAATGGATGCGCCCGTGCCGCAAGGCATCAGCTCTTCCATCTGGCGCAGGTAGCCGAAGAAGCGCTCCACGGTCTTGGACTGGCCGTGGTAGGCCCAGGCGAAGATGGTCTGCATGCCGATGCGTTGGAACAGACCTGCGATGCCGCTTTGCTCCAAAGTGCCGGTGAAATGCGTGCCCTTGAAGGCCCGTCCGTTGTCCAGATAGGCTATGCGTGCAGGTTTCCCGAGGCGCAGCAGCGCCCGGCGCATGGCCGCCGCGATGACCTGGATGTTTTCCTCCGGCGCCACTTCCCAGCCCAGGGCGAAGTTGCTGGCCATGTCGTACCAGACCACCACGGTCATGCGGCACGGCTTGCCGGTTTCGGGATGGATCGTCTGGAAATTTAGGCGGTGGCCATCGGCCACCAGGATATCGCCCACCTGCAAGGCCCAAAGGTTTCGTGATACATACATGGCCACCTGGTCGTTCCAGGCCTTCACGCCTTCACGACAGAAGACCCACACGTCGCGGTTCACGGCTTCGAATTTGGCCAAGAAACGGCGGAATGTGGCCGTTGACGGCACCTGTTCAAGCGTCGTGGCAGTCAGCATCTCTCGCGCCATGGTGATGCATGTCGAGATCCGGACCCGGTTCGGGTGCAGGGCCAAGCGCAGTACGGCCATCTGCATGTCTTCGGTCAGGCTGCACTCGCCCTTCAGCGCCAGGCCGCGCTTGTCCGCCAGCAGGAAGGCATCGCGGGAACGATCCAACTGAACCTTCCAGCGCTCGATACTCTTCCAGCTCACGTCGCCGATCTGGCTGTACAGATCCTGCCAGGCCCCGGCCTTGTAGGCGTGCATAAAGCCGATCCTGGCCTGTTCCTTGTTCAGGGCCTTGGCCAGAGCCTCTGTGTAGTAGCGGACCAGGTCCGCCTTGGCCAAAGCCTTCTTCTTGCGCGGGATGTCCAAGGTGATTGGCTGGGCAATCTTTGGCACTGTGGGCAGCATCGAGCGCCTGCCCACAGGGGCCTTCTGCGCCAGCTCAAGGGCCGTGCATTCTTCCGAAGCCACGGCTCCGCGTGCCGTCTGCGCAACCAGGGCCGCCCTCACGTCTTCAGGCAAATTGGCGAGGGCAAAGAGGCGACCGCCGCCCTTGCCCTTGCGCTTCTGAAAGGGCCAGCCTTCCTTCTTGACCCGGTAGTCCACGGACTGGGGTTTGATCCCCAATGCTTCAGCAATTTGCGCAGTCGTGTAGTTCACTCGAAAACCCTCACTCATTTAATGCCTGCCCGGGCAGTTGCCGGACCGGACAGGTGTTAAAGGATCGAAGATTGTTGCCTCTGCCAAACCCTGGTATGGAGCCGTCACCACAACAAACCCTGTAGCCAGGAGGAAAACATGTCGTCACTGCTTGTCCGTTCTTTGGCAGCCAAGAAGGGGTGCCCTTTCTGTAACTTCGAACCGTGCCACATGGAAAAATGCATGTTTTTCCTTGCCCCTCCCGGGAGAGACTTTGACTGCATCATGTTTGAAAATTTCACCAACGGGGCCGCATCTTCGGCTTATTCACAACGAATTGGGCTTCTTCTTGGGCTAGAGAACCGACCAGCTATCCAATCTCCAGACCCATCGTTATTAGCCGCTACACACGACAGGCTTGAAGAAATCCTTGAGTCCCTTGAGACAGCAAAAGCATCTCCGATTCTGTCAGACCATGCTCGCGCAAAGCTCGAAAAGGCCTGTGACAGCGTTGCCTCTTCGCGGCGTGAAGTGCGCCTACAACTCGACGCTGTTTCGCCCGCAGTTGCCTCCGAGAAGAAACGCGGGGCGCGGAAAACTCACAAATAGCCATAACCACCTCCATCATTGCCGGGCGGCGCAGGCCGCCCGCTTTGCCTTCATCTTGTCCACCACCAGAACCGCCACCAACACTAAACTGGGCGTTATCAATGCAAGCCCAACCGCTATTTGCACAATCATGCTGCCCTCCGTGCTTCAGGCCGCCCGACCATGTATTCCCGGGGGCACCCAAGCGTTAAAAAATATTCGAACACTCGCTGACTCTGCACGCCGCCACTGATCCACCTGTTGATGGTCGACCTGGCCAAGCCCATGTCACGGGCTATCTGGGCTTGGGTGATGCCCTTTCCAACAAGGAACGCCCTGATTTTTCTCGCGTTTTTATCAACCATTATGCCCCCAGCATTCCCAGTAATTCTCGTTCTTGACTTGCAAGCTTGCGCTTCTGCACCAGGACGCGCCCATACTTGGCCAGCGCCTTGGTCTCTTCGTCGGCCAGCTCCCGGCCTGTTCCCTCAAGGGCGGCTTCGAACAGCCCAAAGTCTTGGGACACAAGGCAAAACGCGGCGGCATACTCAAGAGGAAAACGCCAATCGGTCTTGCCCGTACTGCACCAGTTGTTGACGTGGTTGACGGTGATGGACTCGCCAGTCAGCCGGGCCATCTCGGCCGCGAATTCTTCGCGGGAGAGCGGGCACGCCGACAGAGCCGATGTCAAAGCTTCTCTGACCGCTTCGTGTCGGCCTAAACGACCGGCGCGTATGGCGTTTGTGCCACCCGAAGAGAGCGGGAGAAGGAGTTGCCGAGGGGCCTTGTCTAAGGGGCGCTGTTTTTTTGCCATTGCGGGGCCAATCTTCATTGGTTAGAGGTAAACTTGTTGTAGTAAAATTGTTTCCCTTCGCGAGACCTGTTTAAATGTTTTACTTTTACGATGTCAACAATATTTTTGTTTGGAAGTTTGATTTCGACAGGATTAAAACAAAAGAGCTGTTAAATGACTGATAATAAAAACAATTCAGCTAACTTCCAAATGGATTCTTGTTTGAAAGATCCTTCTGGAAGTTCAAGCTCTAAACTTCCAAACAACTTCGATGATATTCTTGGTCGCCTAAAGCTGGTGTTTGGCGTTGAGACAGATACTGATTTTGCCCGGAGTATGGGCTTTAGACAGGGGGCTGTTTCAAGCGCAAAGCAAAAACAGGCCATCCCTCCCGCCTGGATAACGGAAGTGGCAGTAAGCAAAGGGGTGTCGGCGGACTGGCTTTTGACTGGTGAGGGGGAGATGAGGCACTTACTTCGCTCTGATGAAGTGGCTCCACAGTACCTCATTCAGCGTCCAGGGCGCGGATTGCGTGGCTCTGTTGAGGGGCAAACCGCTGGCAGTAGTGACGAACTCGGGGACGTTGAGAATTTTGACATGGGTGAGGTTCTTGCCCAGACCATAGATATCTTGAATTCCAAGACCGTCTACACAACCGCAATCGTCAGTAATATAAAGGCCTTTCATAGGGCCATCACGACCGAAAAGAAGATCGAAGACATGCAGGAGCAACTCAGCCAGGCGCTTGCATCATTCTCTTCATTCCAGGCCCAGCTCGACAAGACCAATCAGATCGTATCCAAACTGCAATCCGAAAACGAAAAGCTTCACCAGGAACTAGAGCAAAGCCGCGCTCAATCGGCAGTTCGGGACACGGGTTAACCTCTGGCACCATGCGTTGACGCGGCATCAAGCCTGGGAACGCGTCGGCAACGTCATCCACGCGGCCAAGTGCTGGGAAGCCAAAGGGTGGGAGAAAGTAGGGTGTCCGCTACAGAAGGCAGTCTGATGTCTGACATGCCGTCACCAGAGCCCATAGTTCTGGCACGCCGTAAGACGCAAAAAAGCCCTTCGTTTTGTGTCACTATCAACACGCCCGAAGGGCTTTCATTTCTCATTTGTCGTGCAATTTTCTCGAAAAATTGCCAAAATTTCTCAACTCATCTTTCGCGCCAAAAAAACTTACCCAACCACCCGCCAGCCCGCACCCGTCAAGCATTCGTCCACCATCCAGCCACCCAACTCCAATCATTCCCTAATTCTCATTTCTCGTGACCCCCCATAGCTACTTCAGACAGCGCACTTCGCCGGTCAGCTCGCACCTGAACTTTATAAGCGCCTCCAGGGAGCCGCAGGGCACTTCCGTATAACGGCCGAGGACGCTTGGACGCCCGGACCTTTCGAGCCATGG